TTTCTCGGTCAAACGAAATCATTTGAGCAATGGTGCTCAAATAGGTGTAATACTTGTGGGTTTCACCAAAGTTTGCATGGCTGATACGTCCATCAGCATTTGGTTTTTCCCAGATTTGACCACCAGCAGGACGCATGTTCTTGACTGGCTTGAAGTTTGGCATCGACTTGGATGCACAAATGGTCGTTGCAAATGGTGGTTGCAATGCCCAGATTTCGTCCAAAACAGTTGCACCGGCACCAGCAAAGAACTCTGGCATATCGATGGTGCTATATCCTTGGTTACGGATATATTTCACCAAACGATCAAAGTCAGAGTGACCAGTGAAATTTCCACCGGAAGCGTTTGCAACTTCCATCAAAAATTCTTTCAAGCCCAACTGACCCATTTCCAATGCTTGTTCGGCAACTGGTGCTTCGAATACTCGTTGAAGGGTATTCTCACCAACACCAAGAGAGTTGTACAAACGAGCACGAAGCAAGGTGTTTGCTTCTTGCCGAGTATTTCCCTGGGGAGGGTTTCGACGATTGTTGCGGATAATGACCAAATCCACTTGGTCACGTAGAGCATCATCACTCCAACCGTTTTGGATAGATTGAGCAACCAAGTTGGCGTGTTGTGGATACATTGCCATTCGGTTAGCAAGTGTAACCAAATGCTCGGTTGTCAATGCTGGTGCAGGTGGAGTAGGTGGAGCAACTGGAGCAGGTGCTGGAGGAGCATTGTTCACAGGTACTGGAGTAGGAACTGGTGCAGGAGCTGGATCAACAACTGGCGTCGGTGAAGGAGCAGGTGGTCCGTTGTTAATTGGAGCTGCTGGTGGAGGGCTTAGTGGTGCTTTGGCACCTGCTGCTTCTACGGCTGGAACTATTGGTGGAACTGTTGGGGAATCTGCTGGAGGTCTTGGTGGCTTAGCGGGTGGAACTGGCGGTGGTGCTGGTGGAAGCCTTAGTGGTGCTGGGGGCTTAGCTAGTAATGCTGGCGGTGCCGCTTTTGATAGTGCTATAGCATCTGTTCCGGGTAGCGGTGCTGGTAATTTGGTTTCGGCTACTTTAGAATCTGCTGGTTCAAGTGGTATTAGTAGTGGAGGTTTAGGTAGCATCCCTACTTCATTTGGATCTACTGCGGGTGATGTGGCTAGTAGCCAAGTAGGCGCCCCTGCTTTTAATACAGCTATGGCAAGTGGTGCTCCCACTACTGGAGGTATGTTTGGTTCGGGCGTGTCTACAGGCAGCGCAGGATTTGATAAAGCATTAGAAAATATAGCCCCCGGCGCAGTTATGGATGTGGGTAAACAAGGTATAGCAGCCCTACAACCTACTCCAACTTATGATAATAAAGCTGCGCAAGAAGCCCAAGCTGGTGTGGCAGGACGCCGGCGGGAAGTTCGAACCCGTGGTTACGGAGGAAGTGACGGCCACCTGGTCGCGCCTGGACCCGTTCAACGCCTACCCGGCGCCCGGCAGCACTCACCCCAACGACGGGTTTTTTATCGAGCGCCACAGGCTCTCCAGACAGTCTCTCACGGAGCTGCAGGGGGTCGATGGGTACGATGACGACGCTATCGCTGCGGTGCTGGACGAGTATGGCCGTGGCGGGCTGCGCGACTGGCTCTACATCGACTCGGCGAAGGCCCAAGCGGAAGGGAAGTCCATTGCTGTGGTGATGGACAACATCGAGGGTGACATCGACGCGCTGCAGTTCTGGGGGGCGGTGCAGGGCAGGGCGCTGTCCGAGTGGGGGATGGACGACACCGAGCTTGACCCAGTGAAGGAGTACCACTGCGAGGTGTGGCTGGTGGGGCGCTGGGTGATCAAGGCGATCCTGAACTACGACCCCTTCCACCGCAAGCCGTACTTCAAGGCCAGCTTCGAAGAGGTGCCGGGGAGTTTCTGGGGGAACGGCGTACCGGACCTGATGCGCGACTGCCAGAGCATGTGCAACTACGCCGCCCGGTCCATCGCGGACAACATGGGCCTCTCCGCAGGGCCGCAGATTGCGGTCAACACCGACCGTCTGGCAGCCGGCGAGGACCTCACCGAGATGTACCCGCGAAAAATCTGGCAGATGGTGTCAGACCCGATGGGCAGCACGGCGCGGCCGATTGACTTCTTCCAGCCGACCAGCATCTCAGGCGAGCTGATCGCCATCTTCGACAAGTTTGCGTCCAGGGCGGACGAAGACACGGGCATTCCGAAGTACATCACCGGCGACAACGCGGGCATCGGCGGCGCCGGGCGGACGGCGAGCGGGATGAGCATGTTGATGGGCAACGCCGGGAAGACGATCAAGCAGGTGATCTTCAACGTCGATACCCATGTGATCCAGCCAGCCGTTGAGCGATTGTACGTGCACAACATGATGTACAGCGACGACCCGGACCTGAAGGGCGACATCGCCATCGTGGCTGTGGGCGCCGAGGGCCTGGTGGTTAAGGATGCCGCCCAGACGAGACGGAACGAGTTCCTGCAGGTGGTGCTGTCGAACCCGCTGACGCAGCAGATCGTTGGCCAGAAGGGGATCGCTGCGCTGTTGCACGAGCAGGCCAAGACGCTGGATATGGACGCCGACGAGATTGTTCCCGACGAGGAGACGCTGATGCTGCAACAAGTCGATCAACAGGCCCAGATGCAGGCCCAGCAAGCGCAGGCACCGACATCGACACCAGTACAGGCGCAGCCAGGGCAGGACCAAGGAGGAGTGCAAGATGGCGCTCGCCGGCGAGCGGTGCAGCCCAGCGGCCAGGCTCTGATGACGGGCGAACCGATCACTGACACCATGGGAGCGCCGGCATGAGCACCAGAGAAGCTGCAGCGGAGATTGTGTCCATTGCCTTCCTGTCGAGGGAACAGGCGCACCGGGAGCACTTGCGGACGCCGTCGTACGCCGCACACGTGGCGCTTCAGGAGTTCTACGATGCCGTGGTGGAGAAGGCCGATGCGTTTGCCGAGGTGTACCAAGGGACGTACGGCGCACTCGGAGACGTGCCGTACCGGCCGGCGGAGAAGGGAAAGATCGACGCGGTGCTGGAAAACCACCTGGAAGGCATCGAGGACGCCCGCAAAGTATTCGGGAAGTCGGACTGCGACCGACCTCTGGACAACCTGCTGGACGACCTGAGCGCCCTGTACGCAAGGGCGCTGTACAAACTCCGGCGATTATCTTGACAACGTGCTAACAGGTATGTACATTTGCAAATGAATTAGTAGACAAGTAGCACCCACCCGACAAGGAGTTCGTCATGGCCGCAAACCCGTTCGCCAAACCCGCCGCTGCAGCCCCCAAGAAGGCCGGAAAAGCTCCGTTCCCGCCGAAGGCTGCCGCGAAAGCCGCTGCCGTTCCGGCTAAGGGGTTCCCGCCGGCCGCCGCTGGGATGCCTCCGGGCTTCAAGAAAGGCGGCATGGTCAAGGCCGGCCGTGGTTGTTGATCGTGCCCTGATCGGCGCGCTCCTGCAACTGCGAAATTACCCGGAGTTTGCACCTTTCCGGGCCTGGTTGCAGGAACAACGTAACACCTGGCGCGACGCGCTGGAGACGCAGAAGGACAGCGACATCTTGCGGCAGGCTCAAGGGCGTGCCCAGGCGTACAAGGAAATTCTGGACCTGCTGGAAAAAGCGGAGACGCTGGCAGAGAAGGAGCGGGGGAAACCCCAAAGACCGGGGGGAGTGATCCCCCTACAACGAAACCCGTAGTACCAGTAGCCCGTAGCGTGGAACGAATCCCTGGCAGGGGCAACCTGCTAACTCGTAAGCACGTAGTCGGCACGAAAAGGAAACTTTCATGAGTGGTTTGCCCACCGCCATCCAGGCACAGCTAGACCAGGCAGCAGCAATCGAGGCGCAAGTTTATGGCAGCCCGGCTCCCGACACAGGGAACCCCGTCGATGTAGCCCCCGCCCCGCCCACTGCCGTGCAGCAGCCGGAAGCAGTACAGCACACTCAGGTGGCCAGCCCGCAATCGGACCTGGCGCATCGGTTCAGCGTCTTGCAAGGGAAGTACAACGCGGAAACGCCGAGGCTCCATCAGCAGGTACGCGAACTGTCGGAAAAACTGGAGCAGGCGGTCGCCGCCTTGCAGACCAAAGCCGACGCGCCCAAGGCACAAGAAGCGAAGCTGGTCACAGATGCCGACGTTGAGGCGTACGGCGTGGATTTGGTGGACATGACGCGGCGCGTTGCCCAGGAGGAGTTCAAGAAGCTCTCCCAGCAACTCTACGCGGACCTGGACCAGCGGTATGGCGTGGTGGAGCAGAAGGTGCAGCGCCAGGAGGAACGGATTGTGCAGTCGGAGGAGGAGAAGTTCTGGAGTGCCGTGCGCGCCCCGAACGCAGTTCCCGATTTCGACGCAGTGAACGAGGACCCACGGTGGTTCGAGTTCCTGGACAGCCGGGCACCTGGTACGCCCTTTGTCCGCCGCGCCCTGGCAGAAGAAGCCCTACGCAGGATGGACGCTACGGCGCTCATCGAGCAGGTGGCTGAGTTCAAGAAGGTAGTGGGTATCGTTGCCCCCGCCGACGCGCCGAAACCGCAACCCAAACCATCCAAGCCAAGCCTCAGCAGTCAAGTTGCCCCAAACAGCAGCAGGGCCACGGCGCCGACGCCGGCCTCCACCGGAAAAATCTGGACGAGTGCCGAGTACGCCGCCGCGATGGACCACCGCCGCCTGCAGACCGTGTCCCGCGAGGACTACGAAGCCGGTGTGGCGGAAGCGGACCAGGCACTCGCCGAAGGGCGCGTGCGGTTCTGATGTTGGTTGGGGCTAGACCACACGTGTTTACACATAAGGACTAGCTACCATGGCTACCGTAACTTCGGGCGTAACGCTTCCCGTTTCCGCCCCGTTCAACACCTCGCCGGCCTATTCCGGCACATTCATCCCGACCATCTGGTCGAGCAAGCTCAACGCCAAGTTCTACACGGCGAGCACGTTTGCGTCCATCACCAACACCAACTGGGAAGGCGAGATCGGTGGCATCGGCGACAAGGTGATCATCAACAACATCCCCGACATCGCCATCACCACGTACGTGCCCGGCGCCGGCCTGCAGTATCAGGTCCCGACTCCGAACACCATCGAGCTGCAGATCGACCAGGGCAAGTACTACGCCTTCCAGGTCAACGACCTGCTGGACATGCAGAGCAAGCCGAAGCTCCTGGACATGTTCTCGAACGACGCCGGTATGCAGATGAAGGTTGCGGTCGACTCCGAGTGCTTCTTCGCAACCTTCACGGGTGCGGCGACGACCAACAAGGGCGCGACGGCGGGCGCGAAGTCCGGTTCGTACAACCTGGGGACCGTTGCGGCGCCGGTGAACTTCAATGCCAGCTCTACGTCGGCGGTCACGCTGATCACGGCCCTTTCGAGCGCTCTGGACGAGCAGAACATCCCGGAGACGGATCGGTACTTGCTCATTGACCCGGTGAGCCGTCAGGCGCTGATGAACAGCAACCTGCAGCAAGCATACTTGACCGGCGATAGCCAGTCCATCGTGCGGAACGGCAAGATCGGGGCCATCGACCGCTTCGAGGTGTACGTCACCAACAACCTGCCGCGCGGCGCCGCATCGGGTACCACCTGGACCTCGGGCGACGGTACGCAGACCTCCGCTGCCGGCGCGACGTTTGCGCAGAAGTCGCGTGTCATCATCGCTGGCCACAAAGCCGCGATCACCTTCGCGTCGCAGTTCACCAAAACTGAGACGGTGCGCAACCCCAGTGACTTCGGCGACTTCGTTCGCGGCGTCAACGTGTATGGCCGCAAGGTCATCAAATCGGAAGCGCTGGCCCTGGCCATCGTGTACTAAGGAGGCAACACCATGATCACATACGCTGCACGAGTTACAACGGCACTGACTGCGCTTGCCGGCGGTGGAGCAACCGGGGCTACTGCACTGAACGACGGCATCAACGTCGTCGCCACGTGCGCTACGTCTGCCGATTCGGTCATCCTCCCGGCGAACTGCGCTGCGGGGGAGATTATCACGGTGCGCAACAACGGCGCTGCGCCGTGCGCCGTGTTCCCGCCCACGGGCGGAGCGATCAATGGCGGTTCCGCCAACGCAGCGGTGAACGTCACCAACGCCAAGGCAGCGCAGTACATCTGCACCGGCGGCTCTGGCCTTACCTGGGTCACGATGGCTGGGGCGTAAGCCCCCCAGCGCGGCATCTGATAGCAACAAAGGGCGGGGCTTCGGCCCCGTTTTTGCAACGACAAGGAGAACGACATGAATGAATGGACGATGGAATCGGTGTTGGTGGCATTGGGCGAGGACGCGCAGGTGGTTCCCGGCGGCGTGATCAAGCACCACCTCTGTGCAGACGGGCAGCAGCGCAATGTGCTCATTGCCACGTACGACAACGGGGTGTTTGCCATGACCCCCGAGGGGCGCAGCGTGCTTGCGGAGTGGGCAGATGAGCCTGTGAGTGCTACGCTGGCTGCACCGGCACCGGCACCGGCACCCCGGAAGCGGCGCACAAAGGCCGAGATGGAGGCCGCTCGTGCCGCTGTGGAGCCTGGCAAGGATGAGGAAAGTACCGGAGGTGAGCAGCTTGAGCTGCCCCTGGACACCCCTCTGGACGCGGACCTGGATCTGGATGCTGACCTTGATCTGGACCTGGACTTCCCCTCTGACGCCGAATGAAGCTGCGGCAACCAAGGGTATAATGTGCTTACACGTAAGCGGGTTGTAACTTTTGCAAGGAACTAGTCATGTTGACACACGAATCGCTTCAAGGGTCATCAATGTCTGTTGTGTACGGCAATGACGGCAAAGTTCAGTCAATCGTCGGACAGAGCGGCAGCGAGGTAGGCTTCACCCTAACTGCAAACCATGCGGACGAGCATGCGGCGATGTTTTTCAATTCAACGCGCGTGTTCGAGTGGACAAACTTCGTTCCGAGAATTATCGCATCGCTCGTGACGAGCAGCACTGCTGCGCAGTCTGGAACGACGGTTACTGTCACCGCCACGGCGCACGGAATTCCTTCCGGCGGATCGCTCGAAGGATTCACGTTCTACTATCCCGGCAGCGCATCTATTGCTGCCGGATGGTATCCAGGATTTTCCAGAGTCGACGCCAACACGATCACGTTCACGTACCCGCTGTCGCAGACTGTTTCGAGCGAGTCAGTGAATGCCGGCGCGGCATACACGACGGCAACGACAATGTATTCGCTGACGCTACCCGGTGGAATCATGGGGGCGAATGGTGAATGTGAGATGTATCTGGCCAGAGAAGGCGGGGCCACGGCGGCATCAAAACTGATACAGCTCAATCTTGCCGGATCAATAGTGTGTCGCGGAGGAGGTACAACCACATCGTCTTCGCTGCGCGCAAAGGTATCGTTCAACAACGTCGGCGCAACGAATAAACAGCAAGGCCAAGCTGTTGTCGACGGCACGGCCGCAGCGATTGGATCATTGATTCAGCGGACCGTCGACATGACAGCAGACCAGTTGCTGGAGCTTGTTGGTAGCGTATCTGCCGCTGCTGATTATCTTGTGGTGACAAACTCATACGTCATGGTCAAGCCGTAATGCCGTTTTCGTCGCTATCATCTGTCGAATGGATTGAGCTGCCGGCGAACGGAATACGGCCTATTTGTTCGCGTCTGGAAGACGGCTACGTGTATGGGCGAGACGACGCCACAAAGCTGTATCGCAGCACAGACGGAGCGCGAACGTGGGCGCAAGTTGGGAGCACAGGACTGGCATCTGGCGCTAGTTTGCTGGTCCCGTCGGATGACGGAGAGGTCCTGATCGTCGGAAATCTGGACATCTACCGGACAACCGGATGGGGAACTGCGTCGATCAGCAAATCTTCGGTGCTGACATCTCCGACAACTGCCTATTTCATGCCGTGGGGAGTCGATTTCAACGGCACCGGCAAAGTTGTGGCGACTCATTACGGGTCGCCCTTCACGGACAGTAGGTACGTCTGGCTGTCGACGGATTATGGACACATATGGTCAGTGATTCGTGATTTGGATTCGGACAGCAAAAACGACAGGCATATCCACTTTGCGCTATTCGACCGATACGCCAGCGACCGGATTTATATCTCGCACCATGAAGAGATAGCAGCAGGATCAGGGAAGTCTATCGAATACTCTGACAATAGCGGTTCGTCATGGACCGCTGTTCACAGCCAGACGGTTCTTCGCGCAGATAATGTGTTGCGAGAATTGCAGCCGACTACGGGTATTGCCGTGCCGGAAGGGTTGCTTCTTGGCTCTGATGACCACGAGACAGGGTTATATAGGCTTCCTCGTGGTTCTAGTGACGTAGTAATGCTGACTCCGGGAGCTGTCGAGACAGGCGCGTACACAACGCGCAGCTTCGCGACGTACAGTGCAAAAGACCCGGATACCGGGCTAATCTATACGTGCTGGAAACAGCAAACCGCTAATGGTCGCAACTACATCATTTGCTCCAACGGAATAGAAGGGGCTGTTGTTTACGAAGACCCAGGACAATACTCTACCGCCAGCGGATCGCTTCCCGGATTTTACTATCTCGCGATCACAGACACAGAAGTCATTGCTACGGCCATTAGGCCGTCTGCGTCTGATGGAGTAACTAAAGTGTGGTGGCTTTTCAGGGCCAGCAAAGCGTCTTACACGACATCTCCCAAAGCTCCTGAAAACATGCTGATTTATTCAGAATGATTAAGAAGATATGACCTGTACAACGAAAGACCTTGCTCTAGTTGCCGGAACCTCATTCAGCCTCGTGCTGCGTTGGGAGTCAGCCCCGATCCTGCGCAAAGCGATCACGGCAATCTCGGTCGCCACCGGCGCGCCGCGCATCACCATCGCGGGCCACGGCATCCCTGACGGCTGGCGCGTGGCAGTCACCGGCGCGAGGGGGATGACCGAACTCAACGCTGAGGACCCCGCACGTCTGCGTGACTCGGATTACCACCAAGCGACGGTGATCGACGCCAATGTGATCGAGTTGAACGAGGTCAATGGTGCTGACTTCAGGCCCTGGACGAGCGGAGGGGTCGTGCAGTGGAACACGCCGGTGAGTCTGTCGGGATTCACTGGCAGGTTGCGCGTTGAGGACCGCCACGGAGGAACGGTGCTCGCTTCGAACCTCGTCGCAGACGACCCTCTGGACATTCTTGATCTGCTCATCGACACCTCGTTATACACAGTTACCCTCGTATTTCCCTCCGCCGCAACGGCAGCGCTCGCCGGCAAGAACGGTGTATGGGAAGTCGAGATGGTCAGCGGCGACGCTACGCCGGTCATCACACAACTGCTGCGGGGCGCTATCTCCGTGGGGAAAGAATGAACGTGCCTGACAAGGACCCAACTTTGTGGAACGGGGCGACATGGACGCTCGCCAGCGTCATGGCCTTCGGCTCTGGTGCGATCAACTGGTGGGCGCGGACGAAGGCGGATAACCCCCGAGCGTTCAGCGTGTTCGAACTGCTCGGCGAGATGATGACAAGTGGTTTCGTGGGTATCGGAGCGTTCATGCTTCTTGCTGCCTATGACTTCGCTGCGGGTGTCTGCGCAGCGGCGGCAGGTATCTCTGGCCACGGCGCGGCCAGGCTCCTCTACGTGCTTGAGCGCGCGGCGGAGCGGAAGATCGACGAGCTTGCCGGCATCAAAGATGGTGAAAACAAATGAATCTCGACAAACTCAAGACGGAACTGATGCGCGACGAAGATGTACGGCTTGTCGCGTATCCCGACAGCGAAGGCAACCTGACGATCGGCGTCGGCCGCAATCTGGACGCCTGCCCCCTGACGCGCATTGAGCTTGACGAGGTGGGCCACGATGCGCGCAGCAAACCTATCTCTCGCGGCAACGCGGCGTATCTGCTCGGCAACGACATCACCCGTACTCTGAGCGAACTGGACCGCGCACTTCCGTGGTGGAAAACGCTCGACGAGGTGCGCCGACGCGCCTTGGCGAATATGTGTTTCAACTTGGGTGCGCCACGTTTGTTGAAGTTCAAGGAAACGCTCGGCTGGCTGAGGCAAGGTCACTATGCCGCCGCTGCCGGCGCGATGCTCGACAGCAAGTGGGCGGTGCAGGTCGGCGACCGGGCGAAGCGATTGTCCGAGATGGTCCGCACTGGACGCACACCCGATATGGGGCCGTGACATGCAATACAAAGCAAACCGACTTCCTGTGACGAGGCTGCGCGTGGCCAGGCGCAGGTATTCGCACACGAATGATTTGCCGGGAACCTTGGCGGGTGCGCTTGTTGTGGCCCTGCTGATTATATTCGTGTTGTCTGGTTGCGCAACTACACTGAATTGGACGTTTTGATATGCCCGCGCATCAGAAGCGACGCTTTCGAGTGTTTATTTGCACCAGCCAAGAACGAGTTGCAGTGGCTACGCACACCCAACGTAGCGACGTGGTTACGGGAGCAGAGCAACTGTTCGCCACGCAAAAAACGCAGCAGGTGTTCGTGTCCAGCCGCCCATCGCCCACAACCATCAACGCCACCAAATAAAGGCCCACCATGTCCGGTAAAACCGCATATCTCGAAAACGCCGTCCTGAAGCTGCTCTTCCAAGCAACAGCTATTGCCAACTTCGCGGATAACGCAGCGTCGTCTCCTGCAACCAATCTGTACATCAGTCTGCACACCACGGACCCTACTGACACCCCGGCAACGGAGCAGACGACAGGCGAGACGACCTACACCGGGTACGCACGTCAGACGGTGGCCCGCACGTCTGGGGGTTGGACCATCACTGGCAGCGTGGCATCTCCGGTAGCGGCCATCAACTTCCCCGTCTGCACGGCAGCCCCTGGTGGGACGATCCAGTATGTCGGCATCGGTACGGCCTCGACGGGCAACGGAAAGCTGCTGTTCGTCGCTGCGCTGTCGCCGACCATCCCGATGACCGTGGGAACCGTGCCGACCATCACCACGGCATCGACGCTGACTGAGTACTAAACCGTGGCCGTCGATAGCCAGTGGTCGAACGTCACCCTCCTTCTGCCGATGGAGGGGGCGAATAACCAGACCATCATCACGGATGTGAAGGGGCATGTCGTCACCGTGAGCAACGGGGCTGCGTTGTCGACGGCAGTTGGCTCTCCGTTCGGAGCCGGCACGGCGGCGTACTTCGATGGCAGCAACGATGTGATCGCGGCGACGAGCGCGGACTTCACGATGGGGACCGGCGACTTCTCGATCAAGTTCGCGTTCTACCCGCTCACCGGCGGGCACGGGGCAAGTTATGGACGGCTGCTGGCGATAGGGCCGGATGCCACGTCTGGCGGCCTGTATATCGTTACCAACAGCACCAACGATCCGATGACGTTCCTCCTGCAATCGCACGATGGGTCGGCGTACACAGCCGTGACGGACTACGTGGCGACTACGGTGAGCAACGGCGCATGGCACTGGGCGCAACTTGACCGAGTAAGTGGGGTATTCAATTTCTACGTTGACGGAACGCTCTATGCGACAAAAACCGTCAGTCGAAACCTTACCCGCACAGAGCTTGTAGTTGGTAATAACACGGCTGGAAGCGGTGGGTTCAAGGGGTATATCGGCCCGGTCTATATTCTCAAAGGCGAGTGCAGTTCGAGCCATGCGGTTCCGTCAGGACCATTCCCTCGTCCAACCATATCCGGGATCACCTACACCCCCGCAGGAGTGCCGACAGCAAAAACGGTGCTCGTCGCCAAGCGCAGTTCTCAAGTGCTTCTCGGAGGGGCAAACTCGGACCCCTCGACGGGAGCGTACTCGTTCAATCCCCCGGACTTCAGCGAATGCACGGTGTATTGTATTGACGAGGTGGCTGACCCCTATTGGAGCAACGTCCTATTTGCATCGCGGCTCAACGCGGTAGGATTCCCAACGCTCACGGGACAGACGCTCACAACCACAGGTACAGTAACAAGCAGCACGGCGGTGGCCGATCCGTTCGGTGGGGCGCAACCAAGTGCGCTTTTCAACGGAGCTGGAAGTTATCTTTCAGCGAGTGGGTCTTTGGTTCTCGGAACCGTTTATACGGTGTCTGGATGGCTATATGTTACTTCGCTAGGCGCAGTTCACGGAGTGTTCTTTAATGGAACGATAGGGTCAAATGCCAACAGAACCCAAATACTGATCGGGTCGGCCGGAAATGTTCAATTCTATTCGGAAAACGGCTCTGGGGTAGTAACATTTAGCGCCACTACTGCCGACGGAGTTATCACAGCAGGCGCATGGCACCACTTCGCAGCAGTGCGAAGCAACGCTGCTGCATACGTATTTATTGATGGCGCTCATGTTGGGACCGCTACAGAATCAGGAACAGAGTCAATCGGGCAAAATGTGTTTTTGGGCTATGGTTATCAATCTTCAGCCGGGAAAGGGCTTGCCGGCAGATTATTCGATGTGCGCTACAGCAATCGCGCTGAATATCTTGCCCCGTTCACGCCGCCCACTGCATTTCTGCCCGCTGCTTTTACCGATGGCGGGTCAGCGGGTTTTGCAGAGATACGAGACAGAGTAGTTCCGGGGTGATGGCATGAGCTACACGCCGCCAGCCTACAATGCCGTCGATTTCCAACCTCCAGGGGGTGTCTACATCCCACCCGCCTGGAACGCGGTCCATTTCTACGGCCGGATACTTGGCGAAGTAGCCGAATTCCACATGGTGGGTGGGACGGACATTGTTTGGCAGCACGGGTTTCGTGCGGCAGTGTTCACCTCGGGGACCGTCGCATCGTTCGTCGGCGGGTTCATCGTCTCAACGAGCTTTGCCGGCGACGCTGGGACGGTTTTCGACGCCAGGGCGCAGTACGCCGTCCGCCGTGCGTTTTCTGCTCGTTCGGGCACCACTGCTGCATTCAAGGCGCAGTACACAGCCCCCTCCAAGTTTGTTGGCAGGGGCGGGACAACGCCGGACTTTCGATGCCAGTACACCGCGGCGGCTGCGTTCTCTGCTGCGGGCGGAACCGTTGCGGAGTTCGCGTCACAACGCCGCGTCCAGGCAGCGTTCGCGGGGGCCGCAGGGACGACGCTGGCGTTCGTGGCAAGCATCGAGGTTCGGTCATCGTTCGCTGTGGCGTGTGGAACCACTGCTGCGTTCGTTTCAGAAAGGCACGATGGCGGGGTCTTCGCGCTGACCGCGGGCACTGTCGGGGAGTTCGTCGGAGCCTACATCACACAGACCGTTCTCCCCCCGCCATCGCCTTTGTTCGAGCGGGTGCATGTTCGCACGCGGCAACCACAAGTGTTCCTCCTCGACCTATGACGACCTTCGGCGACAAACTTCTGGGTACGATCCTGCCAACCCGAGACGGACCAGCGCAGGGTCACGGCGCAGAGCGCGTCATGATGAACGCCGTGGGCGGCCCTGGCGGCATACGCACAAGGGTCGTGAGCAACCCGGACGGCACGACCACGATGCTGCGCACGCGCAACGGCATGCCGGAGTTTTCGACATCGGGCCAGGCGGTCAGCCAGGTAGAACCTGAGTACGAGCGTGGGTTCATCGCTCGTGTGCAGGCCAAGGCGCTCGGGGCGCTGTTTTCACCCTACACGCTGGCGGTCAGCAACCCGAACTACCGACTGGTCAACGTCACATACACCGTGCTCTCGTTCGCCAGCACGCACAACGTGGCCTACACCGACACAACGCACTGGCACGACGTACTGACGTTCCAAGGCAACACGATCAGGGTCAATGGCAAAAAGATGCCGGCGCTGGTGATGGGTGGTTTCGCTCCTGGGTCGAAGGCGATCCCTTGGATGATCCCCGTGCCGCCGCCATACACCGGACTGGCTCGATACGGCGACAAGGCGACAAACGCTACGATCAAGCGCGTGTTCTCGGTGCGCCGCGATGAAGTCAAGTCGTGGGGCGGCGGCGGTGTTGTTGAGACGCTCACGCCGACGACCCCGCGCAGCGACGGAAAGGCGCTGACCATCGGCCCGCGCATCGACCCAGCAACGAATAAGGCGTATCTTGGGCAACTGTTCTTCACAGCGGGTTCGTGGGACGACATGGGCGGCGAGTGGGGATTCTCTGCTGCCGAGGTGGCGATGCTACTGACTGCGCCGTATTTGACAAAGGTATCGAGCGGGCCGAATGTTGCGATGCCCCTCGTTTCATTCGGCGCCCCTAGCCACTCAACCGGGACAGCAACCACTCCGACAATATTCCCGCCAACTCCGTTCGGCATGTCAGCCAACGGGGTTGCTCCGGGCGCCAACCTCCCAACCTATTTCAACTACGACGTGGATTTTGTGTACTCCGGAACGGTATCCACCGCGCTTGACGGTGCGGTAACTGGTCCGTATGTCAGAGATTCATACTCTGGATCGCAAAGTAGCACATCTACGTATGCCGGAGTTACCATTGATTACAATGGGGCTAATGTAGTTGAGTTTGATGTAAGAGACGAACATAGTCACTATAACGACGCAACGGCTAACTACCCGTCGGGGGCAAGGTGGAACAATACTGACGACACCCTATCTATGTCCGGTGGAGGCTCTTTTTCTTGGGAGTCTGGGGGGTCTGGTGGTTTTTCTCAGTATCGTGGTAAAACAACAGAATCCATAATAGGAGATGACGTTCCAGGGTCGTTTGTTTCGGCACGAACCTACCAAACGCAAACAGGTTCGTTCAATGTTCTCATAGGCTCCACTTCGCTTGTCGCGGTAGCTCTGAGCAGGTCAAAGAGCAGTGGAAACAAGGCGACTATTTACCCTGTGTCTAATTTTTATGATCCCTATATGGGCGATACCTGTAACCCGCACGGGGTAAATACTTCTGGTATGGGCATAGGGGGTCATGTTGCAGTCGTGGCATTCTTGGCCTTTGCCCCTCCTGGCGGGTACACATGGGGGCCAGAAAACACCGAGCTTGACAGGATGCTTACCGCTTACAAGTCACAGACGTATTTTGAAGACGTGTCTAGCAGCGGGGTTCCAAGGACAGCATCCATCGGCGCTGCTTACTACACGGCAACACAGTCATCAGTAACTGAGGACGAGAGTGTCTTGACTTGGAGCACCAAGGACTACTTGCTATACGACACAACGAACGGGGTATATATCAGCGTCGAAGGTTATTTCGCAGGGGCGAACACTTCTGCTGCCCTCAGTGTTATTTTGCGCGTAAAAACTCGGGGGCACGATGTTGTGCAAAACCTGCATGACTCAACCTATTCCGGGCAGGTGCTCCCCGAGGTGCTGATCGACACTGGTCGGTACGCCATTCCATCTCCGCAAATCCGCGCCATCTTCGCCCCCCTGTACTGCGAGCAGGGTACGTTCAAAGGCGCGCACTACGTCACCTTGGCAGAGGAAGCGAACGGCGCGACTCCGTTCCACGGCTTCAACTTCATCCTGCGACTGAAGATGTATGGCGACCTGGCTACGCTGAATCAGCAGAACGACGCGAACACCGAGGTGGGGTTCATCCCCTGCAATCTGCTGGAAATGCTCTATGCCTTCGTGTTCAGTCAAGCGTACGGCGTGGCGGAAACTGGCGAGCGCTACCCGGTGTGGTATCCCGCGCGCTTCACCGCCATGCGCGACGTGCTGTTCACCAACCCTATCCGCGTGAATATCCGCAACGGCGTCAACGCCGACTGGCTCGACACTCTCGGCGCACCCTACATCGACGACACCACGACGGAGCTTTACAGAACATGAAAACAGTCTCTCTCGGTCCCTTCCTTGGGGTCAACAACAGGCTTCCCGACTTCGCTCTCCACGTCGATCAGAAGGGAGACTACCTCGCTGCGGCGGATAACGTCGACATCGACAACGCGGGCCGCATCCGTAGCCGGCGCGGGACGGCGCTGCTGCAAGCGTTCGCCAACCCCCCGCACAGCCTGCACATGGTCGATGCGACGACGGGCTACGTCGTGCTGGACAGCGTGCTCTACCCCTGCACTATGGGGCCGGAGAGCGTCACCCTTGGCACACTCATCAAGGTGCTGACGAGCAACGATCCCCTGAGCTACGAGACGCTGGCCGGAGAGCTTTACTACTCCAGCGGGACGGACAGCGGGCGTATCAGTGCGGGGGTCTGGTATCCGCTGGGGCTGCCTACTCCCGCGGCGCCCACACTGGCGATCACTGGCGGGGGAAGTCTCGACCCCGCGTGGTACCAGGTGTCGGTGAGCTACGTGAACTCCACGACGGGAGAGGAAGGAGGAATCAGCCCCTCATCGAATGTGCAGCTTTCCAGTGTGGGGTCCATCGTCGTTACGCTGCCGGCGTCCACACCGGGCGCAACGGAGGTCAACGTCTACCTGTCCGGGCCGAACGGTGAGGTCCCTTTCAAACTCGACGCTGTGGCAATCGGGACAGCGACGTACACCGCGACGGCTGCCCCGCAGGGCAGGGAGACGACAGGGCGGTTCGAGATTCCGCTGCCCCCCGGTACGCTGTTCGTGCACAACGCCGCGTTGTGCAGCTTTTCGGGCAGTCTGCTCTACGTCGGCATCCCCTACCGACCTGGGTACTGCCTGGCGCTGAACAGCGTCATCCCGTTCCCGGAGGCAGTCACTATCGCAGTTTCCGGGCAGGCCGGGGTGTACGTCGCCGCGGACAAGACCTACTGGATTCCCGGCGCCCTGGACGCGATGGAAGGCGCTCCCTTGGTCGATGTACTCCCGTTTGGCGCTGTGCCCGGCACGGCGTTTGTAGACCCCTCCCCGGACCCTTCTCGCGTGGTTGTGGGGTGGTTCAGCCCGTTCGGCATCGTCCTCGGAGACACGCAGGGCCAGGTGACGACGCCGATGCAGAACAACATCCTCCTGACGCCACCGGCGAGCGGCGTGTCCGCGGTGTTCGTGGAGGATGGATACCGAAAGGCTGTCTCCTGCGGGTGGTGTGTGAACCTGGAGAACGGCGCAGCGACGACATACAGCGGGTGGGATTTCACGTCCATGTCCAGGGGGTATGGCACCCAGGCCGATGGCGTCTACTCCCTATTGACGGCGAGCAGGGTCGATGCAACGATCAGCCTGGGCAAACTGAACTTCGGATCGGATAAACTGAAGTTTGTGCCGTACATGTACCTGGGTGTTGACGCAGAGTATCCAATGGCGCTGACGGTCAACACTCCAGGGAAACCGGAGTACACGTATGCGGCCCGAGCAGCCGACGCTGATCTAAAGACTCAGCGCATCGACATCGGAAAAGGACTGCGGGCTACGTGGTTTGACATGGTGATCACGAACACGGGTGGAGCACCGTTTACACTGGCGGGAGTTTTGGCCACTGTTAATGATTCACAGAGGAGTATTTAGAGATGACCGCGATTGTTTCCGCACCCCCTGGTGGCACTGCGTATGTATATACGGCCCTGTCCGAAGCCATCAACGCGTCATGGACCAACGCTGCGGACATGCAGAACACGTACTCTACGAAGTCGAGTACAGCAACCGGCACGTGGCTTGACCCTGCGGTGAACCCGCAGCACATCCTACCGACGACGCTGACGCCGGCGACCAGCACGGCACCGGCAGCAACGGCGAATGCAGCGACTGTGCTGTCGCAGTACGACACGGTCTACGCAGGGCTGGTGTCCTTGTTCGATGCCAAATTACCCAACTTCCTGAGCACATACTTCCCATCCGACGCTGGAGTTTTTGCTGCGGCGGAAGCCTGGATACTGGCGGAAATCAACAACCCGGACCGAGTGCTCCCCGATGCACTGGCCAACATTATCTGGGAAGAAGACCGGAGCCGCATCACGCAGGACTCCCAGCGGGCATCTGATGCGGTGTCGGCAGCCCTCTCTGCGCGCCGGTTCCCGATGTTCACCGGCGCTGCTGCGTCGGCGGTCCTTCAGGTACAGCAGAAGTCCCAGGATCAGCTCGCCGCGTCTTCACGCGCTGTGGCTACGAAGACGTTCGAGATGGCCTACGACAAGCTCAAGTTCTGCATCGACAAGGCGGCTACCATGCGGCAGAGCGCCATGGCTGCAGCGCTGGACTACATGAAGTCGATCATGGCGGCGTCCGCAACAGGAGGCCAGATTGTGGATGTGGGGTACGGCGCGGAGGCAAAGCTGCGGCAGGCGGCGTCGCAGTATTTCAGCGCGCAGACTGACGCGCTCAAGCTGACCTACACGGGCACGGAGTTCAATGCTCGGGCGACGCAGGGCGCCGCTGAGAAGAACCAATCGGCCGACCTGGCTATGATCGCCGAGCGCCGCGCCGCGCTGGTTGCCGAGGCTCAAGGGATCGCCCAGCTTGCGACGGCGTGGGCGAACAACCTGCACGCTCAGTTGAGCGGTCAGGGAAGCGACTCCGTGACGACGAGCTACTAATCATGTGGTATAACGTGCTGACACCTAAACGAGTTTGCTATGACACTTGACGACCTTCTGAGTACCACCCGAAAGCTCCTGCGTGACGTGAGCCAGGGCAAGCTGTACGACAACGACGAGATTGTGCTGTATCTCAACGACGCGCAGCATAAGCTCGCCGTGCGTACCCACTCCTTCGTCAGCGCCGACAGGCCGATGAACCTGGTGGTGGGGGAGGACCTGTACACCCTGGACGACGACATCATGCAGGTCTACTCATGCACGCTTGAGGGCTACTACGGGCGCTTGCGGCGCGCGACGGAGACGTGGATGCCTGACGCTATCTCGCGGGCCAAGCCCGAGGGCTTCACGTCGGACAAGGTGACGCAGTCCCTGCGCTTCTACCCCATCCCGGACCAGGACTACACCGCGATCCTGCGCGTGGCACGCCTTCCGAAGCCGATGACACTGGATGCTGGCTGCGCGGAGTGCGAGGTCAAGCCTCACTGGCAACTGGCGCTGTGCGACTGGGCGGCGTATCGCTGCTTCACCGTGGATGATGCGGACGGGCGGAACGACAACGCGGCCAAGCTGGCGAAGGCGCGGTTTGATGCAGCGATCAACGAAATCAAGACCGAGAACTACCAGGCCATGACTGGCCAGTCAGCGCGGGCGCGCGGCAACCGAATCAAGTAAGGAGTGAGAACTATGGCACAGCAGAAACAAGGGTTGGTCGGGCGTCGTGCGCAACGGAAGACGAAGCGGTACGCCAGCGGCGGGGCGGTGGACAACACGGACGCGAGCACGTACCCGTACACCGGGCAGCCGGCACAGGACATCTACGCAGGTGCGGGACGACTTTCGAACGGCCCAGGGGCAGGGGCGAACACCAGCGGGTATGGTGCCGTAACCGGCGCAGCCCCTGCGACCGGGGCGCTGAACACGTCATTCCAGAGTGGGTACGGCCAGGGTGTAGGCGCTCGCCCAGCCGGAGAGCAGGGCAACGGCGGTGACGCTGCAGCAATCGCGGCGGGCCAGCAGAACATCAGGAACGCGGGCGGGGGGAACTACTACACGGAGCAGCAGAAGGCCAACGCTGCAGGGCCAGAAAGCGCATTCCAGCGCTGGACGAAGCCGACAGGGGCTACGCAGGTTGGCACAGTGTTTGGTTTCAGTGGCGGAACGAGGGCAACCCCGGAGCAACTTGGCGAGAAGGGCAACGGTGGCGATGCGGCGGCGATTGCAGCGGGCCAGCAGAACATCAGGAACGCGGGTGGACTGTCTTCTGCCCAGGCGGATCGTGAACTTTCAGCTACTGGGCTGCCTACAGGCGGGAGCTACCAAAACGTGGGAAACGTCGGTAACGCCCGCTATGATGCTGAACGTGGGCAACTCTCGTTCACCGACAAGAACTTCGACCCAACCAAACAGAAGTTCGGAGACGGCACTGGCGCGATCACCGGCGCCAACGGGCGCACTGTGGTGTACACCGGAATGGGTGTGCCTACCCCACAAGCTGGTACGCAGGGACCCAAAGCGGCCGGAGACGTGCGGGGCATGGCCCAGCAGCTTGCTGATATGTCCTCGCAGCGCATGAACACTGGGTATGGCCCGTCATCTACCCCATGGGGCAATGGGACTTCCGGCGGCGGTGTTGGGACCAACGCAGTTGGCGTAGAACCTTATCGGTTCAGCGGCCCATCGCTTAGGGAGCAAAGCGGGCGGGTTACGGGGCTTGTGCCGTCATCGCAGCGGCACGCCGAGGCAGCGATGTATGCAGCCAACATGGGGAGAGACAGCCACTTGCAGGGCATCGGCATGCAGAGCCAGGCGCACCTGCAGGGCATCGGGATGCAGGGCCAGAACCAACTCGCTGGCATTGGACTGCAGGGCCAGGCGCACCTGCAGGGTATCGGGATGCAGGGCCAGAACCAGCTTGCGGGCCTCGGGATGCAGGGCCAGAACCAACTGCAGAACACGCAGCTCGGGCATAACCTACAGACCCAGGGCGCCCTGCAACTGGAGCAGTTCAAAGCCAGCACACCGCAGGCGCTTGGCAGCGCCGCCTATGTGCAGCAGCAGGCTCGTCTTGCGGGGGCGCAGACGGATCAGGCACAGGCCAACCTGCGGAACGAAAACTCCGCGCAGGGGCAGATCCAGAAAAGCGCTGACATCATCCTGCGAGGCAGCCTCAACAGCGGGAACCCCATGACGCCAGAGGAAGCCTTTGCCCTGGCGCGGTCAGAGTACGAGAAGAACAAGCCGCTGTCTGCCGAAGACATGAACGCCCTGGCAGCAGCGTTTCTTGCGCAGAAGGCAGGCAAACCCAAGCAAGGCTACGCAGATGGAGGCCCGGTGGAAACCGCGGACCAGCTCATGGCGCGCATGGCGGCGAAGTTTGGCGCCCCCGCACCGACTCCTGCACCTCGCCCGCAGCCAACACCTCGCCCGCAGCCAACACCTACGCCCCCCTCGCCATCTGGTGGGCTACTGGGAAGGGTAGTGGACTCCGCAAACAACCGCAGCAACACATTGAAGCAGGTTTCCAGCTACGCACACGGAGGCGCTGTCGCAGTTGGTGGCAGGCAGGTGACGGACCCCAGTGGAGAGATGGATCACAGCGGCGCTGACGCGCTTCCTGCGGTGATAGACGGCGACCCGAACAAGCCAGCAGCCCTGACCAGTGGAGAGTTCGTGATGCCGGTGGACGTAGTGCAGCACTACGGCACGGAGCGGCTGTACAAGATGGTTGAAGCGGCCCGAAAAGGCAAAGGCGCACCCCTGGCCACGTCGCGCGACGCCGTATAATCCGTCAACCTGCTAACGTGTAAGCGAGTACCCATGAACGACGAACTGACGCCGCAAGCGCAACAACTCCTAGATGACCCCGAGTTCCATGCCTTCGTTCAGCAGCGGAGGGGCGGCACGGCGGGCGAGCTTCCAGCGGAGACGAGCACACCGGCCGCCAGTGGGCTTACACCCGAAGCGCAAGGGCTGATGAACGACCCCGAGTTTCACGCCTTCGTGCAGCAACATAAAGGGGGCGTCGCAGCGAAACCTCAAGAGCCGCCAGATACCGGAGGGTTCTGGGCGGGTGCCAAGAGCATGGCCGGGGAAACGGCCAAGGGTTTCGGGCAGTTTGGCGCCGACTACATCCCTGGAGTCACGCAGGACAACGCGCTCAAGAAGTGGGGCCAGGAGGTTGTTGACGCCAACCCCACGCCGCAGGGGCTGCAAGGGTGGAAGGAACACCCGCTGGACTCCGCATTGTCGTTCGCTGGAGGGATGGCGGCGGGCGTGGGCACCGCTGGCGCTATTGCCAAGTTTGGGCAGGGTATTGCCAAACTTCCTGTCCCTGGTCCCTACGGACTGGCAACCAAGGCTATCGGTCACGGGCTGACGGTGGCCGCCCCCTACATCGCTTTCGGCGCGCCTGCACAGGCTTCCATCCGTGAGCAGCAGATGCACGATGACCCCAACTCGGCGACGAGCATGGGCGACAAGCTACTGGCCACCGCCGGCGCCGGCACGGTCGGCGCGATCACACACCACGTGGGGCCGCAGGGTCGGCTGGGTATGCCCCTCCTCACCGCTGCCGGGCGCAGCAAGTTGGGCGCTTCACTCACGGCAGAGAACCTCGTGGGCAACGTCGCCAAGGGCGCGGGCATGGGCGCCGGCCAGGCACTACTGGCTGCCCCGGTGGAGCAAGCCGCGTCGTACCACAACCCCTTCACCCCGGACGACCTGCTACAGACGGCAGAGGGTGCTGCTTCGGCCGCACTGGGCGGCGGTATCGTCGGTGGGGCAATGCACGCCGGCAACCGGGCGCTGCGCGGCAAGGGCGGTGTGAACGACACCAGCACGCCGAAGGACCTGCTGAACCCCAGTTTGCCGGCAGAGGCTCCACGTGGTACACAGGGCGAGCTTCTTGGCGAAGGCGGCGGGAAGCTGCCGGATCAGATGACTCCGGGGTACAACGACGTGCGGGCAGTGGACCCTGCCGCGGTGCGCAGCCGGTGGGAGGAACTTCGGGCCGACCGGGAGGACCTGCAGCGTCTCGTCCAAGAGCGGTATTCCCTGCCGAAGACCGATGAGCAGGCTGGGCTGATGCTCGACCCGGCCAAGGCCCAGGAAGCTCAAGCAGCAGAGCAGCGCCGGGCGGCGATGGTGGCGCAGGCCATGGAGCACATTCGGGTTATTGACGCGGAGATGCGTGCGCTCAGTGATGGGCAGCCGATGGCCGCTGCCTACCAGGGGTTCAACCCGGCGCAGGGCGACCTGTTCGCCGGCACGGGGGACGCACCAAGAGCGCCACTGGCCGACCGCGCCGCGGCGTACGCCGCGCAGGTGGCGAAGGAACCGGCACCAGCCGTGAAGGTAGCTCCGACAAAGAAGGCCGCGCCAGCAGTGCAAGCTCCTGTGGCGGGCGAGAAGCGCGTATTCACGGGGAGAGCGACCCTACCGGCTGATGTGGCAGCGGAGGGCGCCGCGGCGGCCAAGGCGTTTGCAGCGAAGGGCAAGGCAGAGGCGCCAGCCAAACCAGTTTCTCCTCACGACGAAGTGATCCAGGGCGCCGACGTGCCCGAGGCCAAGCGCGCAGCGATGTACACGCAGAAGGGTGCGGTGGTCAAGCACATCAACGACTTCCTGAACTCCCGCGCAGCAGAGACGGACAACGACCTGGCCACCTGGCACAAGGCCGCCGTGGAGGGCAACGCCACCAAGCCGGGCAGCGTGAAGGGCGCCGAGTGGAAAATCCCCCTCGTGGAGTCGATGTTGGCGCAACGCGGTGTGCAGCCGCTGATGACCGATGCCCAGGCGATGAAGCCTGCAACACACAATGTTCCGGCGACGCCGGTGGACGCTGCGCTGGCGAGGCGCAACTTCGGCGCCAAGCTGACGACCAACCAGCAGTCCGTGATGGACTTCGTTCAGACCGCCATCAAGGAGGATCGTGCCTCGGAGGTGATCGACGCCGAGGGCAACTGGCAGGTTCGGAAAATAGCTACTGCGTTGGGGTTTAAGAACCCTGGGAGCGCCCTGGATGCGCTCAACCGGGTGGCGGCGAACATTGCCAAGGCCCACGGCATGACTGTGGAGCAGCTACGGGCGTCGCTGAAGGAACGTGGAGTCGCCAACCGGGCAGTGGACGCCGCAGGCGCGGAGAAGCTGGGGCTGTCGCCCGACCAACAGGATAGCGTTGGCATCGAGGGCAGCGAGTTGTTCGGCAACGCCGAGTCAGGCGCAGAGCAGCACATGGGGATTATCTCCTCCCCCGATGGATCGCAGTCCGCGACGGTGGCGCATGCAGTGAAACTCACTGCGGAGCAGCTTGCCAAGAACAAACTGGCGGTGGCCGACGCGGCACCGTACCTGAAGGATGCGCCTACGCAAGAGAACGCCAAAGCCGGGGAGAAGGAGCAGCGCGCGGCGAAGGCGGAGGAAAACCGCCGGAAGAAAGCTGCCGAGGCGGAAGCTGCGATTCAGCGGCGCATCGCCGACGACGCGGACCGCGCGCGCCTGAACGCGGATATAGCTGCAAAAGAAGGGGAGCACATTCCTTCTCTGGACAATGAGTTTGGCAAGGATGCGGTTGATACCGCAACAGACGAGTGGAACGCATACGCGCACCTCCAGGCGAAGGATGGTGTTGGTACGCCAGCATTTGATACCATGCCAGAAGCGGCGCAGCGGCAAGCGGTAAGGCTCCTCAACTACTGGATTGTCCAGAAGGGCCGAACGAAGACCGGACTGTACGACCTTTTCGATAGGGTAGATCATGAGAACGATGGAAGGGAGGCTGTTGGTGGAACACCTGATGACGCTGCCGATGGACGAGGCAGACTCGCAGGTGGAGATGCACCCAGACTTGAAGCGCGGGTTGGCGAGCCGGCGCGAGTGGGAGCACCTGCCAAGCAGGAAAGCCCTCAAAGCAACCCCCGGCTGGGATCAGATGAGCCCCGAGCAGCAGCAAGCTCTGTGGGACCAGAAGGTAGCGGAGTCGAAGCAAAGGGCAGCAAGCCAGTAATCGAAGGTGAGGCAGCGCGCGTCCCGGAACCTGCGCCCTCCATCGAACCCCAGGTAGAGCGTGCCCAGCAACTCCTGGCCGACATGCGGGGCAAGAAGCACGACCTCTCCCATGTAGGTGAACTGCGCGACATCCTGGCCAGCCACCCCGATGTGGCGGAAGCCGTGCGCGAGCGTGGCATGTTCAAGAACATGGCAGAACTCTCCGACGCCATCGACGTAGCAGTCAAGGACGCGGAGAAGCGGCAGCCCGCACCCCAAGAAACACCTGTCACGAAGCCGGCCCCCGAGGCCGCAGCCCCGGAAGCCAAGCCCGGTGTCTCCGAGCACACCGACGAAGCCACGCTGCGCGCCACCCTGGCCAGCATCGCCGGCAAGGACAGTCACCGCAACGTCACCATCTACGACACGGTGCAGGAAGCACTCGCCGCCGGCACGCTGAAGTCCGTGAACGCCAAAGGGGCACAAGCCTGGGTGAGCAAGGGTCGGGCGTACTTCGTCGCGGAGAACATCCAGAAGGGCCAGGAACTTGCCGTGTTCCTGCACGAAATCGGTACGCACCTGGGCATGGAGAAAGCCGTTGGCCCCGCCAACTACGCCAAACTCACCAACCAGATCACCGACTGGCTCACCAAGGGCACCGGCATCGAAGGCGAAATCGCCAGGGCGGCCCACGCGCGGGTACTCGCCGCCGAAGGGAGCATCGAAGGGGGGATCACGAAGGGCCGGCAGAAGGATGAGCTTCTCGCATACTTCGTGGAGGAAGCCGTCAAGCGGGGGGTCGACCCCACCGACCGGAAGTACGACTCTGCGTTGGGCCGCTGGTTCAGCACCCTCTGGGCCGGGTTCCAGGCTGCCATGAAGCGCATGGGGCTCAACCCGGATAGCATGACTGCGCAGGACATCGTGAACCTGGCGCACGGCGCCGCGAAGGTGGAACTCACCGGCGAACGCCCCCCTGCAGAAGCAGAGCGCGTGGTGCAGCGCAAGCGCACCTTCACGCCGGAGAAATCCGCGGAGCCTGTTGCTGCTGTGGCCAAGGACGCCACGCCGGCGGAGCACGTAGACTCCACGCTCTCCAAGGAAGAACGGGGCACCGTCGCTACGGAACTCGGTGCCGGGGACTATGCGGCTGGCCGCACCCGCCTGCTGGAGATGGTGGCAGAGTCGTTCAACGGCGTGGTGCACAAAGTCTCCGCGGCGCTGCACGCTGTCATGGAGAAGGTCAAGACCGGGCTCATGTCCGTTGCGGTGGCGCTCAACTTCAGCACTGCCGTACCGATGCCCAACGGCGACCATAGTGTTCCTGTCACCAAGTTCTCGCTGTCGCAGATGATCGACCGACCGAAGGCTGACTTCGGTGCCGCCCAGGCCCCACTCCAGGTTCGGCAGGTTGCTGACTGGCAGGCGCGCAGTGGGCGGGGCCAACCCTTCGTCGTTGTGGACAAGGTGGGTGGCACCCTCTATGCGTTCGACAAAGCGGGCAAGCTGATCGAGACAACGCCAGTGCTCACCGGCCGGGCACCTGGCGACGTGCAGACTGCGCCGAACACAGGCAAGGTGGGCGACGCAGCCCTCGATGGGATGAAGGACGAGGAGAAGATTACCCCCGCGGGCGTCTTCAGTGCGACGCAAATTCCCTCCAAGGCGTACGGCAGCATGGTGCGCGTTACAGGCATGTCGGCGTCCCCGGACACGACGGTCATTGCGATCCACCGCGTGTACCTCGGCGACCCGAAGGAGAACCGGATGCTCCGGATGGCGTCTGCCAATCCCGCCGACCGCCGCATCAGCTACTGCTGTATCAACGTGCCGGAAGCGTTCCACAACAAGGTGATGAAGCAGCACTTCGCTGGCGACTCCACCGTGGTGGTGCTCCCTGAGAAGGCGAGCAACGAGCAGTTTTTCCGCATGATGAGCAAGGAGCAGATCGCCAAGACGAAGACCTGGACTGAGGGAGGCGAGCGAGACACCGCAAGCGCAACCACCGCGGACCGCGCAATGGTGGGGAAGGAAGAAGGCCCCCTGTTCTCCAAATCAGGTGAGGCCCTGGACCCAACGGACGAAAGTGGAATCCGTAGCGCCATCAGCACCCTAGCGGGCCGGGACACGCGCGGGAAGATCACTGTTTTCGCCACTGCGAAGGACGCCACTGAGGCCGGCGCGCTCACGTCAAAGGACACCCAGGGCACGCAGGCATGGGTGAAGGGCGGGAGGGCGTACTTCATCGCGGAGAACATCCCCAAAGGGCACGAGATGGCCGTGTTCCTGCATGAAGTCGGTGTGCACCTCGGGATGGAGAATGCCATCGGCCCGGCCAACTACGCCAAGCTGCATGATCAGATCGACGCGTGGCTCACGCGGGGTACCGGAGTCGAAGGAGAGATTGCCAAGGCAGCCATGGGGCGCCTGGAATCGGCGCAGAAGGACAGCAGTGTTCTGGATGCGCGCACCAAGAAGGACGAGATGCTGGCGTACTTCGTGGAGGAAGCCGTGAAGCGGGGGATCGACCCTACAGCGACCAGGTACAACTCTGAATTGGGCCGGTGGTTCCGCATGCTGTGGGCAGGATTCAAGTCAGCAATACGACAACTTGGGTTCAGCGATAGGAGTCTAACGGCGCAGAACATGGTGGACCTAGCCTATGGTGCAGCACGCCTGGAGCTTAATGGGCAGTTCCATGCTACGCAAGATGTGTTCCGTAAATTCGTTCTGGATACACAACGCGCTGGCATGTCGAACGGGCTTGAAGAGGGGCTTGGGGTGTATGTAACTGACGCAAAGAACAGCTCAAAACAGTGGACAGACAAAGGTGCTGGGAACATCATGCACGTAGACGCAAACGTACGCGATGACCACCTACTAGATTGGACTAGCCCGCAGAGTTATTTCAGCCCATTTGTTAGCCGAGCGCTGGAGAAAATAAAGCCTACGTTGCAGAAAGCGTTCGCGGAATACGTATCTAATGGGGAGGGGCTTTACAATAATTTAGTGAGCTACTATCTAGGAGATACAAGGCGGTTAGGGTATGAGGAGTATTCTGACGCTAAAAAAGAAGCCATGCGTAAAACTAATAACCTACTTCAGTCAGTAGGTATAGAGGGCATTTTGCACAGTAACCCGTACTACGGAAAGGGCACCACCACCCGAGTCGTCTTCAATGATAAGAACATTCAACGCGTTTCCACCAGAGTGGCGGGCGACGACGGCCGAATCAAGTTCTCCAAGGCAGCCCCGGACATCGAAGCAGCCAAGACGCCTGAGCAACGCAAGGAGGCCGACGAGTTCTTCACCAAGCAGATCGACCGCATACCCAACAAGGCCCTGCGTGACGCCACTGGCAGCACGTACTTCGGGGTCAAGGACGCGGTGCGCAACGGGCTGCTGGGGTCAGCGTTCGTCCATGACCTGATCGACCACGTGGTGAAACTTGGCATGCCAGCAGCCCGGAAGTACCAGGGGGAAATGGAAGCGAAGAACCGGCTGGCGCACGTCCTCTCCGCCCCGCTGCAGATCATCGCCGACAAGGCCAACGCACTGAAGACCCACGAACTCGCCAAGGATGGCGCGCTGTCGGTGAACAAGTTCATGAGCGACATGAGCTACGCCGGCAAGTGGGCCTGGCAGCTCCCCGCCGACTCGCCACTGTGGAAGGGCAAGCAGGTGAGCGTCGATCCGGCCCTGGCCGCCCGGTTCCGTGCCCTCTCACCTGCCGCACAGGAGGTGGTGAAACTCGCTGTGGACTACGGTGAGACGATGCGCCAGGAGCTTGCCAAGGTGGGAGTGGACATCAAGGCGCACGACGGCCCCTACCTCCCGCACAAGCGGTTCGGCAAATGGCTCACCATCTCCAAGTCGGCGGAGTACGCCCGCCGGGAAGCCCTGGATGACGGCAGCCATGAGGCCCTGAAGGACGACCCCAAGCACTACAACGTCTCAGCGTTCGAGGGCTCATGGGACGCCCGCGTGTTTCGGGACGAGCAGCGCAAGCATGCCGACTTCGCCGGGGATAACCTGGACAGCCGGGTGTACCGCACCAAGGCCGAGGAGTATTTCAGCCAGATTCAGCTTGCTCCGATGCAGCAGATCGCCCGCCTGGAGAGCATGATCAATGGCGACCACGGGCTGTCGGACAAGCAGAAGACCGCCATCGTCTCCTCGCTCCAGAACCTCTACAAGCAGACCCTCTCGAACGTCTCTGCACGGCACGCGGAGCAGCGCCGGGCCAACGTCGCCGGTGCCGATGGGGACATGCTGCGCGCACTGTTCACGCAGGGCCACGCCAGTTCTGCCTTGGTGGCGTCGCTTGCCCACGGCAAGGAAATTGAGCAGTCCATCACCGCCATGCGGGACGAGGCGAACAAGAACGACAGGAACGGCCACCTCAAGGAAGGGTTGAACGAGCTGTTGAAGCGCCACGCGCTGTCGATGCTGTACCGGCCGACCCCAGTCCAGAACAAGATCATGGCGCTGACGGCGTTCCAGAAGGTCATCACTTCGCCGGCCTTCTTCCTGCAGCAGACCGTGGAGCCATTCATGATGTTGGCTCCGGTCATCGCCGGCCACTTCAACGACTACCGCGGCACCATGAAGGAAATGGGCAGCGCGTACGCGCAGGCGATGCAGACCATCGGCCTGAACCCCATGCACTCAGGCTCCGCACCGGACGCCATCATCGCCAAGCTGAAGGGCCACAAGAACTCCGTGGGCCGGGACTACGACGCCATCCAGGAGTTGATCGAGACTGGCCGGGCAGACCTGGGCAACTTCAACGAGTTCGGCAACCTGGGCGCCCGCTCCGACAAGCCTGTGGCCCATGCCATCAACACGGTGCTGTCGAAGGTCAGCCGCGTGGCTACCGATATGGAGGAAATCAACCGCATCGCCTCGGGACTCACGGCGTACCGTATGAAGTACAAGCAACTCGTCGCCGGCGGCAAGGCCGCTGACGCCGCACACACGGAAGCCACGGCGTACGCTACGCAGATGGTCGACCACTCGCATGGCAACTATTCCGCCTGGGCGTCGCCTCGGTACATGATGCAGGCCGGTAGTTCGCTGCCCATCCGGGTTATCACGCAGTTCCGCAAGTTCCAGGTGATGCAGTTGTCGCTGCTGGGCCGGTTGACGCATGGCGCGTTCCACGCAGACACACCGGAAGCCAAGGCGATGGCCCGTCGCGCCCTGGGGTACATGACGGCGCAGATGGCGGTGGTAGCTGGCGGCCTCGGGGTTCCGATGGCCGGCGTGGCGTCTGACATCGCCTCGTTGTTCTTGCGGGACGACGATGAGCCCTGGGGCCGGGACACGACAGAACTTCACCTGCGCAAGCTGATCGGCGACCCCACTCTGGCCAACCTCCTTCTGCACGGCGCGCCGGCCGCAGCGGGGGTGGATGTGTCGAAGCGCATCGGTGGCGGTGGCATGGGCGACCTGGCACCCTACGCAGAACTGGACGTGGGCAGCCGCAAGGGGTTTGAGGGCACGCTGCCGAAGATCCTTGGTCCGTTCATCGGCGGCACGCTGCCGGCGACGTTCGACGCGTACAAGCTGTTTCGGCAGGGGGAGTACCAGAAGGGCATGGAGGCTCTGATGCCCAGCATGCTGACGAACGCCTCCAAGGCCCAACGCTTCGCCACGCAGGGGGTCACGAACGCCAAGGGTGATGTGCTCATGAAGCCGGGGCAACTGTCATCGTTCGATATTGCCTCGCAAGCGTTGGGCCTGCCCAGCACGCACCTCACCGACCGGCAGTTCAAGCAGAGCGCGTTGATGGACCAGCAGGCGAAGTGGCAGGAGCTGGAGGAACGCTACACGCACCAGTTCGTGAAGGCCAGCCGGGACAAGGACGCCGAAGCGAAAGCGGAGGCTGCCCAGGGGTACAAGGCGGTGCAGGACGCGAAGCGGGCCGCTGGTGGCATTGGCACTCCGCTGAGCACGCTCTACAAGGCACCGATGGAGCAGATCAAGCGCCAGGTGCAGAACGTGGGCGGGGTGGAAGTCACCAAGCAGACGCGGGGTATCATGCGCCGGATGGAGCAGCAAGGTGTCTGAGTTCGCGTAGCTTCGCATCCCACAGGGCCTGGGCGGCAAGCCGCTCGGGCCGTACTTTATGGTGCGTCCCTGAAAAAGTCCCTGCTACTGCGCCACCAGAAGCACTACGGAAACGCTTGTTCCTGCGAACTCGTTCGAGTAGGTGCGGGACCAGGTCAGCGAGCGCCCCGGTAAAACGTCCTTGCCATTGGCGCTCGCCGGCAACACGGCCACAAGCCGCCCTCCGGGAGCCAACAGCGTAGCAGCATGCGCTAAGTGTGCCTGCCACCGGCCGTCACTGAACGGAGGATTCATGACGATGCGGTCGTACAGGCCGCCCCGCCAAGCGAGAAAATCTGCTTCGAAAACTTGGTGCCCCTTTGCGATAAGCACCTTGCAGTGCAGAGGGCTCACCTCGACGCAGACCGTCCTGCCGAATGGCAGGTAGTCGGCCAACCCACCAATCCCGGCGCTTGGCTCAAGGCAGAGGTCGGTCGGGCCAATGTCGGCCACCGCGATGGCGTCGAGAGCGACAGACTCCGGGGTCGGGAAAAATTGGTGGGCGCGGGCATCCGGCACGCAACCAGACGCCACAATTTCATTGATGACGTGGTCAGGCTGGTAGTCGAACTGGAACCAGCCTTCTGCCGTCTTCACGGCGCGAGACGCCAGCAGATCGGCCAGCGTCGGCCGAACCGCATCCTCGGTGAACTCCGGCGTCGTCATCTTCGTGATCTGCTCATTCCACTCGTCGCGCCGCTTCTGCGGCATCATGTCGAGCACGTCGGTGAGTGCCAGCGCTTTGCTCCAGTATGCGGCGTTGAGTGCTGCGACGGCGCCCTTCTCCTGGAACAGCCGCTCGGCGATCAACGAGGAGTAACCGCGCTGATCGCAGCCATTGCCCCGCATGAAGTAGTGCACTACGTTCCCCATGTCACCGGCAAACAGCCCCGCGGTATGGGCAATGGTTTTTCGCACACTGCGGTATTGCGCGATGAGCCCATCGAGCAGGTCAGTGGCCGCAGGGGCAAAGAACTCCTCTGTAAAACCTTCGCTGGTAACTATGTCATGCTGTGTCATGTAGCGCCCCTAAAAAGAAACGCCCCTTGCGGGGCGCCGTTGTGTGGCTAGAGAGCCTTGATGCGCAGTTCAAGGGCGTCCTGGTATTCCTGCATCGCGTTGTACTGCCTGCGCATCAGTCCCAGAGCCCGCGCGGAGTACACGGAGTCGGCGGAAGCGGCGGTAACAAGGTCACGCCCCAGGGTATCAAGCTGCTTTCCCAGCGCAGCATGCTCGGCGAGCAGGTTCTGCTTTTCCGCGTTTTCTTCGCGGGGCGCAGGGGCAGTGGCGCGCTGCTCCACCAGCAGATACCCCTCCAACGGCCAGATTTTGTCGAATGCGTTTTGGTACGCCAGGTCCCGGCCCACCGCCTCCACATACTCCATCGGGTCCACGCAGGCTGACTCCCCGCGAACGGAGTACCCGTTCTCCAGGGTGATGCTGCAGATCGTAACCGTGGTGCCCGGCAGGTGGATGAACGACACGTCGGTGATCTTGGCGTTGATGGCTTCTTTGGTGACTTTGCTCATGCGGCTTCTCCGTGCTGTCAGTGGGGGTTAGGAAACGCGCCAGGTGCGGGCGGCCTCGCTGCCGGGCAGCGTGCGGACTGAGAACTTGTAGCCAAACACTTTCGACAAGCGGACTACGGTCGCGCGCAGGTTCGACAAGGCGTTGGCTCTGGCCTTGGTGTCACTGGGGAGCACCGTGGCGAACGAATCGCCTACCTCCATACTGCGAAGCAGGGTGTCGTACTTCCCCTGGCGCGTGCGAGGACCGGCCAGCATGGGGATGTTTTTCTCAATCGTGATGTTTTCGACGTTCATTTTGTTGCTCCTTGGTTATGCCGTGCGTAGTGGCACGACGTTTTGGTTTACATCGGTATTGATGTCCGCGTTCATCCCTACGAGGGTATCGTAGTTCAGTTCGAAGCATCTAGTTTTGGCGCTTGATACCGTGCTGCCTTGCGCCAGGTTGAAGAAGAAAATACCCTGCTTGTCGGCCTTGGCCTGGTGCTTGATGAGCCCCAGCTTGTCCATCGTGTCGATCAGGGTGAAGTGGGTGATGCCGTTCTCCCGCGCCCACTCGTTCGTGTACTTCGCCGACAGGAAGAACTGCCGGGACTTCGTCACGTTGCGCGCCACCACCACATCACGCAATGGCTCAAGCGGCGCCTCCGGGGTGTAGCGTCCACCACGGGTTTCCGGGATACCCGTCGTCACCAGCGTCCTGCCGTGGAGTGAGGCGAGCATGGCGGCCACGTACTCCTCGTCCGTGTTGTGCGTCGCCTTGCGGATCACCCGCAACGTCTTGACGTGCTTCAACGCCCAGCGCAGGAGGAGCTTCATGTCGAAGCGCAGGATTCCCAGCTTCTGCGCAATCGTCCCGGCCGCCAGCGCCAAGATGATGGTGTCCATGTAAAACCGCTCCCGCGTCATGTCGCCGTCCTTCGCCGGGAACTGTGAGCGGATTTTGAAGATCATGTCCCGCACCTGCTTCCGGTGCGTCATGACGTAGCGCAGGAACTCCCTGCCGACGTGCCCGTAGCAGTCCTGGAGCTTCGTGTCCACCAAGCCGCGAACATCCGTGCCGGCGAACAGGTCGTCGCAGTACCCCTTTGGTAGCGGGATTTCGAAGCAGCGCATCTGCGTCGCGCCGGCGGTCGCCCGGTCCTGCGCCGCCAGGAGGGCGGTGATGTCGTCGTTGCCGGTGAGGAACGAGAAGAAGTCCCAGGGCTGCATGTCGCCGGCGATCTGCCCGTTGGAGGTGATCCTGGTCTTGCTCTGCCCGTTGGAGAGGGAGAACAGCATGTCGGTCATCTCCTCCTTGGTGCGCTTCGTCACTTCATCGAACAGCAGCGGGACGTGCTTGAAGATGCCGGCGCGGGTCATCAGGGCGTTGAACGTGTTCCCGGCCTTGCTGGCGTCCACGAACATGCTGTCCATGTGGCCAAAGGCGCTGCACGCCACTTTGCACACCGTCGACTTGCCCAGGCCGCCCGTGCCGGTGATGGCCACAGGGATGCCGTGAAACCCGCTAATCCCCGCGATGCTGATCAGCGGGCTGGCGAGGGCGACGCAGAACACGAACTGGAACGGCTCTGCCCCGGCGCGGTTGTAAATCTGATCCACCAGGGCAACCCAGTCGTCCCGCGCGCCGCCGACGCCGAACCCATTGTTCAGGCCCAGCTTGGTGATGTTGGCGGAGCAGAGTGCCTGCACCGTGGTGGTTGCTGTGAGCGTCTCTCCACCCAGGGTGAAGCCCTGCCCGTCGTCTGTCCAGCC